TGCTCGAAAACGAATTCGAGGTCCTGGTGCAGGGCTTCGATGATGTTCAGCGCCTTCGCCAGACGCTTCACGGAACGGTCGATGTTTTCGCGGTAGTCTTTTTCTTTTCCCATGATGATGTCATCCTTCGGTTACGTTTTCGGGGTTTTCGCGCAGAGCTTCATCGCAGTCGTCCAGACGGGCGACGAGCATGTTGTTCTCTTCGATCTCCTCGCGGAATTCATTGAGTTTCATGGCGATGAACTCGGCCCACGGATACTCGTTGCCTTCATCGTCCTTCGCGTAGGCGGGCGGCGTAGCGGCCATGTAGGCGAGGATTTCGCGCCAGAGCATGTCGTTGACGGAGTTGCACTCTTCGCGCTTGCTGTCGATTTCGTTCTTCCCGATGTGGGAGAGATAGCCGTTGTACTGGTAGTAGGTTCCCCAGCTCATGTCTGTTTTCCTTCCTTAGAATGGGATTTCGTCCGGATCGAAGTCTTCGACGTGGAGGTCGCTGGACATGCCGACCTCCGCCGTGTCATCACCCGGCTCGCGTTCGGGACGAGGGCCAAGCTCGTATTTCGTGATGGTTTCGAACTTTTCGCCCGCAGTCGAGCGGACTGTTATCTTCTTTGCCTCGGCAAGATAGCCCTCGCGGGCAAGCCGGACAGCCTCGGCCGCGCTGTTCGGAACGGGCAACCATTCGGGAGCACGGGCTTTCCACCACTTGATGAACTTGGTTCGTGCGTACCCGGTGTGTTCCGGACAGACCCACTCCGACTTGTACGTCTGGAAAGCCACCTCGTAATCGATCCGCATCGTGCTCGGCGCGTCATCGGGAGCGTTCCGTTTCCTGTGGACCTCGTAGAAAGCTCGTTTGACCTCGTACTCGTCCAGGAACACCTCGCCGGAGATGATGCCGTCATGGGCGGCATGCTGCGTCAGTTCCGTGTGGTTGCTCGGCGGGAATTCGTATCCGCACTGCGGGCATTTCGCGTAGGCGGCATGGATGAGCGTGTAGCACTGCGGGCATTTCTTTGCCGGGGCTTCGCCATTGCCGGGTGTCTTGTCCTTCACGCGGATCATGTCCACGGGACCGTGGCGCATGATGTTCCCGCCGTAGTCCAGCACAAGGCAGTTGGTCTTCCCGGTTTCCGGCGACAACCTTGTCCCGCGGCCAACCATCTGCACGAGCAATCCCGCGGAGTTCGTCGGGCGGAGCAGAACAACGCAATCCGTGTTCACGGCATCGAATCCGGTTGTCAAGACGTTGACGTTGCAAAGAAACTTCAGCGGCGGCTTCGGCGTTCCGAAGAGGTCGGCCGGAACTGCCTTACCCTTGAAGCGGTCGAGGATTTCGGCTCGTTCGCCAGCCGGAGTGTCGCCGGTGACAACGGCGCATTCCTGTCCGCTGTACCCCTGGATGGCTTCTGCCACATGCTGACAATGTTTCACGGACGAGGTGAATATCAGTACTGCCTTTCTGTCTCGTGTCAGGTCGACGATTTCCCGGCAGGCGGCTGTCACCAACTGTTCCGTATCCATCGCGGCCTCGATTTCATCTCCGATGAACTCGCCTCCGCGAATGTGGAGTTTGGAAAGGTCGGCCTCGGCGCGTCCGGCACGGGACACGAGCGGTGACAGATATCCCTGCTGAATCATCTCCTTCAAGTTGGCTTCATAGCAGATTTCATTCAGCAGATTGTCTGGCTTGCAGATGAGGCCGCCCTTGAGCCGGAACGGCGTCGCGGTCAGTCCGATGAGCCGGACACGCGGGTTGATCGCCTGCATGTCTTTCAGGAATGTCCTGTACATCCCGTCTCCTTCCGGGGCAATGGAATGTGCTTCGTCCACGATGATGAGATCGAATTTGCCGAGCAGTTCCGCCTTGTTGTAGACGCTCTGGATGCCCGCCACGATGACCGGCTCGTCAGTGTTCCGGGAGTTCAGTCCCGCGGAGTAGATCCCGATGGGGAGGTCGGGGCAGAGCCGCCGTGTTTTGTCCGCATTCTGTTCCAGCAGCTCTTTCACATGAGCGAGAATCAGCACCCGACCTCCCCACAGCGTCACCGCGTCTTTCGCGATCTGCGCCAAGACGAGGCTTTTGCCCGTACCCGTGGGAAGCACAACGCAGGGATTGTTTTTCTTCGTGCGGAGATGTTCATACACAGCCTCGACCGCTTCCTGTTGGTAGGGTCGCAAGTTCATCGTTCAGTCCCTCAGTTGTACTCCGGCCTTCTTCAGCCCCTCGGCAATCTGTTCCTTGAGTTCTTTCCATGCATCCGGCTTCATGCGCATGCGCCTGCGGACCTTGCTCTCCTTCATGCCCTTCATCAGAAGGACGCAGACGGTGAATTCCTTTCCGTCCGGCAGGTCTTTGCAGAAACGCTGCACGGCCTCAATCTGTTTGCAGCGGTCGATTTTTTTCATATTCCGATATCCTTATGAATGCCATTCCGTTCGGGGGCATGGGTTCTCGTTTGGTGACAGTGATTTTATGGATGAGGGAGTCATCTTCGTACACGCCCGCGCAGGTGAGCGCGTCCAGTAAGCTCTTCTGGGAATTGTCGATGTCGCGCCTGCGGTTGTCGGGCGGATAGAGGTCCAGTTCGACTTGAACGGGGCATCTGAACATGGGATGCCCCGTCCTCCGGGCGATTTCCGTCACGCTTTCCCGGTATCGACGGCCATCGCGGCTGATGAGGACGCGGGGACCGACGTGCCGGTAATAGTGGTTTAGGCTTGGCGGCCACGGCAGTTCAAGTTCGACCGCCATCACATCCACGGCGGCTTCGCGGGGACACGCGCGGTCTGGGAGGAGACCGGAGTCGCGGCCTGTCTCGGTTCCGGCTTGAACGCGGCCTTGCTTTCATACCCGCGGATTTCGTTGGAAATCTCGCCGGTGTTCTTATCCCTCCTGACGTGAACCTTGATGACGAGCGGGAGGTTGTGGAGGTCGGCGGAATCGCCGGGGGTGAGGACGTTGACTGCACGGCAGATGGCGGACAGGTCGGCGCGGGCCATGCGGACGGCTTCGGGATTTCTGTTTTCGATGTTCAGGCGAGCCCAGACCTTGCGTCCGGCGAACTCGCCGTCTGTGATCTCGAATTCGAGCTGGAGGTAGCGTCCAGTGCCGGCTCTGGTTTCCTTCATCTCGGAGTCGGTGATGACGGCGACATACTTTCCCGCAGGGATGGGGTCGAGTTCCCGGCTGGGTTCGACTTCGTTTGCGTTGAAATTGAGGATGGCCATGATGTTATTCCTTTCTGTCAGCCGCAGCAGATTGCGGGCTTGAAATTGGTTTTGACGGGTTTCTTCGGGGTGATGGTTTCGGCGGATACGGCTCTGGACGGCGGGCAGCGGAGGTGTTCAAAGTACACGAGCTGCGGCATGTAGTCATCGTGGATGATCCGGCATTTGGTCCCTTTCGGGATGATCCCCCCGCAGAAGTCGCAGGGGTGATCATGCTTTGCAATGGCGATATGGTCGGACATGGTTCTCTCCTTTATGAGGCCGGAGCCACGGAGTTCTGGTAAGCTTGGAGGAAAGCGTCCCACTGGAGCGGGATCTCGTTCGGCAGGCCGAACCGGTTCTTTGCGACGCAGGCCGGGCTTCCATTGGTGCGGAGGATGCGTTCGCCGCCGTCCGCGCCAATGGGAGACGCGATGGCACGGGCGTCGCCGTCCTTGCTGACACGCATGCGCTTCATTGCGAACATCACGGCATCGACCCATTCGGAAATGAGGCTGGCGGCGTGTTTGTGCAGGCGGGGAGCATAGCGGTCATAGGCCATGTTCTCCGGGTCTTCGAAGCGTTCGACCTTCGCGTGTGCGACCAGGATGACCATCATCCCGCGCTGGTTGCGGAGGTCATCGAGGAGCGAAAGCACCTTGCGCCAGTGGACGAGGGCGTCGACGTATCCCTTGCCGTACCCGCCATCCGCCTTTTCGATGGAGCGGACGCCGAACTCCTTGCACACTTCGTCGAAGATCAGGCGTTCAAGCCAATCGAGGGAGTCGATGACCACGGTACGGAAGTTGTGGTCTTCGTCCCGGAGGGCGGTCAGAGCGGCTACAACGTCTCCGAAGTTCTGTGCAAGCGGGAATTTGCGGCAGTCGATTTCACCGAGACCGTCCTCGGTCTGAACGAAGATCGCGCCGGGAGCAGACGCGCCGAAGGTGGACTTCCCGACGCCTTCCTGACCGTAGACCATGATGCGAGGCGGCTTGTTTTCGCGTCCGGACTTGATGGATTCAAGCATGCTCATGATCAGTTTTTGCCTTTCTTTGCGGCCTTGCCGGTGTCGGTCTTAACGGCATTGTAGACGATGAGAAGCGTGACGGGGATATCTGCGTCGAAGACAGCCCAGAGTCTGTGGCGGCCGTCGATCAGGGAGCCGTCCTCGGCAATGGCGATGGTCGAACCGTTCAGCACCCAGCGTCCGGCTTTCATTTCCCTGGCGTACTGCTTGATGCGCTTTTCGTTCATGAGGCGGGTCTCGGAATCCTTCTTCAGCATTTCGACAGCCATTGCGGGTGTGACGGCAACGATTTCGACCTCGATTTGAGGTTTGGAAACTTGTTTCATGGTAATTCTCCTTTACTGCGTGAGCTTATCAAGCTCGTTTTTGAATGTGGCGCTGATTTCTTTCAGCAGTTTTGCGGCTTCTTTTCCCGTCAGTCGGATGTCCGGGTGATTTGCTTGAAACCGTTTTTGATTGTGTTGAGGATGGCATTCTGCATCGCGCGGCTGGCTTCCGCGGAGAACGGCGCGTCGGGATATTTTTTCTTTTCCCGTTCGATCCGGGCAAGGATCATCCCGCAGATGCTGTCCTGCAGAGCAGTCTGGCGGGCGGACATAAGGTCATCCTCGTCCTTGAACTGGCTGTCTCTCCGGGCTTCCACGGTCTCGTTGTAAGCCTTGTTCACGGAGATCTTGCCGGACTTGACGGCATCCTTTACCTCGTCTGTTCCGTATTCGTTGATTGCGCGGATTTTTTCGACTTTGCCGCGGGATGTGCCGAGAAGGCTGGCCGTATTCTCTGATGTCCGTCCAAAACGTGTCACACCTGTGACACCTTTTTTCGGTCGGCCTCCAACTATCCTTTTATCCAGTTCAGTGACGCAGCTGAGGAGCTCGGCATCGGTTAGATTCCGGCGGTTCCGCTGTGTTTTGATGGCGTATTCCAGCGCTTCGGCTTCATCCTTGAACGTCTTGACGATCGCTGGGATCTGCGGGAACATCAGCTTCTGTGCGGCTGCCAGCCGGGTATGACCGTCGATGACGGTCATATCATGTCCTGCCCAGATGATGATGGGATGAGCGGAGTCGTAGCCGTTCGCTTCCATGTCCTGCTTGACGTTTTCGAGATC